ACCTTTAACACCAAAGAGAGATGAAAACATTATGGGAAGCATAAAAGGACAAAAACATAACCCGTACATAGAAGGTAAGTACGGACATTTAAACCCAAATGATGTAGTGTTTACACCTGATTGGTTAGCAAAACAAATTGTGGATATGTTCCCAATTGAAGGAAAGGTATTAGAACCTTGTAAAGGCGAAGGGGCATTTTTGCAATACCTACCTGATAATACTGATTGGTGCGAAATAGCAGAAGGGAAAAACTATTATGATTACGAAAATAAAGTAGATTGGATTGTAACCAACCCACCTTACTCTGACTTCAATAGATTTCTTGACCATAGTTTTTATCTTGCAGATAACATAGTTTTGCTTGTGCCTGTTGCAAAAATGTTCAAGAGTATGGGGACACTTCAAAAGATATATGATTACGGAGGATTTGTTGAAATACATACCTTACCGAGCAGTAAAGCAGGTTTTCCATTTGGGTTTCCTTCGGCTGTTTATTTTTTGAAACGAGGATATAAAGGTGAAACGAAAATTAAGATGCTTGACGGAATTGTGTTTAAACCACGAAACGGAAAATAAAACAAAAGAGAGATGAACTGCAACTGCAACACGCCAAGCATTATAGACTTGTGCAATAGAGACAAAGAAGATAACGGAATAGAAAAAGACTAAGACATGAGTGAAGAAAGCAAGAGTGCTACTATCCTAATCAACAGGAAGAACCTAGAGATGTTTATACACATCCTCACACAGGTACACATGAGAGGTCAGCTCTCAGCAGATGAACAAGCCTTTCTAGGTAAGTTCGTAGACCTACCAGAGCGACCTACCACACCGAATAGATCACAGCGTAGGCTCAACCAGAAGATGATCAACCAGATAATCAGAGAGGAGCGCAAACGCAATGAGTAACATAAACCTACACTTGGGAGATTGTTTAGAGGCAATGAAAGAGATGCCCGACAATGCCTATGACCTTGCAATAGTAGACCCGCCTTATGGGATTGATTTAGCTAATATGAATATGGGCGCTGGTAAATCAAAGAAGGCTTCTAAAATAGAAAACAGAAAGTGGACTTCTAAAGATTGGGATAAACACACACCATCAAGAGAATACTTTGATAATTTAATAAGAGTTAGTAAAGAGCAAATAGTATGGGGAGGAAATTACTTTGACCTTCCACCTTGCCCACATTACATTATATGGGATAAAGAAATACCTCACGGGTTAAGTTTTGCAGACTGCGAGATGGCTTGGACTTCTTTTAATAAAGCTCCAAGAATGTTTAGATATAGCGCTTACAGAGATAAGAAAGAGAAAATCCACCCAACACAAAAGCCAGTTAAGCTCTACGAGTGGTTACTAGATAACTACGCTAAAGAAGGAGACAAGATACTTGATACTCATTTAGGCTCTGGCTCTATTGCTCTTGCTTGTCATAATCGTAAGTTTGATTTAGATGGTTGGGAGATAGATGAGGAATACTACAACAATGCTAAGAAAAGGCTTGAGCAGCATATGGCTCAACAGACATTGTTCTAACGCAACATAAAAGAATAGGGTTTTATAGTTAGTAAGTTTACCGAATTTGACACATTAAAAATGGACAAGACTCAAGAACATAAGACAGCAATGCTGAAAGCATTAGAAGCAAATCTAGGTATCGTTACCAAGTCATGCGAAGCTGTGGGTATCTCAAGACAGACTCACTACAACTGGATGAAGGACGATAAGGACTACAAGAAAGCTGTCGATGAGTTGGAGAATGTAGCACTCGACTACGCAGAAGGGAAGCTCCATAGTCAAATCGAGAAGGAGAACCCTACTGCAATCATCTTCTATCTAAAGACCAAAGGCAAGAAGCGAGGGTACATCGAGCGACAAGAGATAACACACGAGGGTATCAAGACATTCACCATTGAAGAAGTAGATGAGCAAGATCCAAGTCAATAAAGTATTCGGACACCTCACACGATCAAATAAGAAGATAGTAGTAGAGCAAGGCGGTACTCGTAGTGGTAAGACCTACAACATCATCCTCTGGATTATCTTCTACTACTGCACGAACAATACAGGCAAGACCATCACGATAGCTCGTAAGACCTTCCCAGCTGTACGCTCCTCAGTCATGAGGGACTTCCTAGAGATACTAAAAGGTGCAGACCTCTACCGAGAGGAGAACCACAACAAGTCAAACAGCGAGTACCAACTCAACGGCAACCTCGTAGAGTTCATCTCAATGGATCAACCTCAGAAGATCAGAGGGCGCAAGAGAGATCTAGCCTTCTTGAATGAGGCAAACGAATTGACCTTCGAGGACTGGCAGCAGATTGTGTTCCGTACAAACGGCAGAATCATTCTTGACTACAACCCTTCAGATACCTACCACTGGATTTATGACAGGGTGATACCTAGAGAGGATGCTGACTTTTATCAAACTACCTACCGAGATAATCCATTCCTAGATCCTACTATCATCTTAGAGATAGAGCGACTGCAAGAAACGGATGAACACTACTGGAGAGTCTATGGACTAGGAGAGCGAGGTACTAACAGAGCGCAAGTGTTCCAATTCACAACCATACAGCAAGTGCCTAGCACAGCGAAGTTCCTATCCTATGGTCTTGACTTTGGATTCACTAATGATCCATCAGCACTCGTTAAATGTTACCAAGAAGGTAACAACCTATACTTTGAGGAGATGCTATACTCTACCAACCTAACCAACCAAGACCTCTCAAGGAGGTTCACCGATATAGGCATCAGTAGGTACGAGGAGATCTTCGCTGATAGTGCAGAGCCTAAGAGTATAGAGGAACTGCATAGAATGGGTTGGACTATCAAGCCAACCACTAAAGGAGTAGACAGCGTGAACGCTGGTATAGATATGCTGAAGCGTTATAAGATACACATCGTAGGTAGCAACCTGATGAAAGAGATGGAGAACTACCGATGGCTAGAAGATAAAAATGGTAACTTGCTGAACAAGCCAGAGGACAAGTGGAATCACTTGATTGATGCAGCGAGATATGGAGTATATAACAAACTAAGCAAACCCAACTATGGTCGATACGCAATCCGTTAAGATAGAGATACCAGAGGCACTAGCCGACATCTCAGTAGAGAAGTACAAGAAGTTCATCATGATGGCTACTGAGGAGAATGGAGATGAACAGGCTCTCTATCACTTCTGTGGTCTTACTCCTGATCAACAGGAGAACATGAAGAAGAAAGACAGAGACTACATCAGAGAGAAGATAGCAGCTGTTCTAGCAGAACGACCAGCACTTGCTCAGACCTTCACATACAGAGGCGTAGAATACGGCTTCCATCCTAAACTAGAGGACATCTCTATGGGAGAGTATGTAGACCTCGATGAATATCTGAAAGAGCCTTACAAGAACGCTGAGAGGGTTCTAGGTATTCTGTATAGACCAATCACTAAGAAGATGTATGGTAGGCATCTGGTTGAAACCTACGATCCTGATAGACATAATGGGCTTGGATTCCAAGACCTATCTGCTGACATCTTTCTAGGTTGTCTGCTTTTTTTTTATCGTTTAGAGATCAGCTTACTAATAACTTTCCTACGATCTTCACAGAAGGAGGAGGAGATGAACCAGCCTTTGACAAGCAAACGCAGTTCTCAAGAAAGTGGGGTTGGTATGGCGCAATCAATCAGATTGCTGGAGGTGATCTCTCAAAGTTTGATGAAGTAACAGCACTACCAGCTCGTACCTGTTTGACCTTCCTAGAGTTCAGTCTTGATAAAGCTGAGGTCGAGAAGGCGCATATGAAAAACCAATCAAGGTTCTAGGTTATTAAAAAAACTCTGTTTATATTTGTGTAAATCAAAACACAAGAGAGATGAGTTTATACGACAAATTAAGCCCAGAGGCTTTGAAGGTATTAGATCAGGAGATGGTCAATTACCCTAACCTTACACAAGGCATTGTAGATGCTTTAAAGAACAACGATGTTGTTATCACTTTAACGATTGGTCAAGGCATATCTATCGCCACAGCCTTTGGATTTGAATGCACAGCTATGAACCTTTTTAGCTTCTTTGAGTAATGGACTACCTAGACAGAGAGTTGATGGACTATCAGAATGATCAGGCGAGTCAATGTGATATATGCTACGAGTACTGCGATGATAGCTGGGTATGTTCATGCTGTCATGATTGTGAGCGAGAGTCTTGCGTATGTGATGAAGAAGAAGTACATTTGGGTATCTAGAGTTGGTTTACTAGATAGGTTTGGTTGAGGAGGGCTGTGGTGGCTCTCCTCTTTTTTTATACCTATTTTTATCTATTGGGTTTTTTAATTGTATGAAGAAAGGATATTACCAAATCACAGAGGCACTTAAAAGTGCAGTAGAGGCTAACGACCACATCAATCAAGTAAGCTGGGGGAACATATTTGACATCGACTTTCGCAAGATGGATATGTACCCACTGGCTCATGTCATCACAGGTAACGCTACATTGAATGAGCGTACCATCTCTTACGAGTTCGACTTGCTAGTGATGGATGTCGTAGACTACTCTAAGGATGCGAAGGATTTGTACGAGGGTAACATGATGAAGCAAGACATCTACCACAGAACACTTGCTACTATCTCAGAGATCCTCGCTACCTTCCGCAGAGGTGATCAGTACGATGCATACTTCAGACTTACAAACGATCCTATTGCAGAGCCGTTCGATGAGGACTACGAGGCGAACATCTGTGGATGGAAGGCAACGCTAGTGATTGAGGCAATCAACCCGAACAACATCTGCTAGTGGAGAACAGAAACCGAAATACAAAACTCGCACTAGAGAAGTTCGGTAAGTATCTGGTAACAGAGTCCAGAAAGAACCTAACGAGAAAGAACAAGAACAACACTAGGAAGTTGTACGACTCGCTGAGGTACGAGGTTGATGTAACAGCAAACGCTATGAACTTCGACTTCATCATGGAGGAGTATGGTGAGTGGGTAGACAAGGGCAGAAAGAAAGGTAAGCAACCTCCTCAGTCTGCTATCCTCAAATGGGTAGAGGAGCGTAGGATTCAGTTCAGAGACAACAGAGGTAAGTTCAAGACTTATGAGAGTACAGCTTGGGCAATAGCCAAGAGCATCAAGAAGCGAGGCATACCAGCAACTGACTTCTACTCTAGACCTTTTAACTTAGGATATGCGAAGCTACCTAACGATGTAGTCCAAGCATACGCTCTAGACATTCAAGACTTCCTAGAGTTTAGCATAAACGAATTAAACGAAAAGTACAAAGATGGCGGTAATTAGCCCAACAGGATTGCTAGGAGCAAGATCACCTATCTACATCTCATGGGATGGTAGTGGTACAGCAGAGATAGAGAGCTTCACCCTAGAGGTGTATGCATGGACTGGTGATAAGGACACTAGACCAGCAACACCTATCTACACGATTGCTAGGACATCAGGATTCGTAGACATCTACCCTACGGCAAACATTGCTCCACTACTACGAGATGAGTTTGATCCTAAGATTGGTAAGTGGACTAACACTAGCCCTCTAAACTATTCACCAGATTCATTCCTCTGGGTAGAGGTAGACTATGACATCGACTACAATAATGGAGGTGCTACGCTTAACAGCACAGGCACTACTGATCGCTTCATGGTATGCAATGGGTACTCTACCCTATTGGAGGGTACGAATGCTACTATCAGCAATCATATACTCTGGAATACGAACGAGAGGTATTTGCACGAGGATGATACGCAGATGCTTCCTGTGTTCTTAGGTGCTGATCCTTTAACAGGACTTGATATAGTCTATGGGTATGAGGACAGAGTAGTAGCAGATGGTGGTACGATAGAATCGCTACAATGTGCGAACATAGGACTACGCTACTTGAAGATACTTAACGATGATGGTACTAGCTACCAGTTCGATGTTACTGAGACCTTCTTAGGTGGAGACTTAGCACAAGATAGAGTTATCCTACTTCCAGTAGGAGTAGCCAACTTAACGAATAGAAAGGTTGCGGTAGGTCTATCAGGAACTGCACCCTACAACACCGACTACTACGATGCACAGCTGATGAACGGCTTTGGCGAGGTAATAGATGAGCGTAGAATCTACAATGTCTGTGAGCCTAAGTACACACCTCAGCAGATCTTCTTCGTGAACAAGGTAGGTACATGGGACAGCATCACCTTCTTTAAGAAGCAGACAGAGAATGTAAGCATCACGAAGGAAAGCTACAAGCCTTCACTAGGCTCATCAGGATCTAGTGGCTTCACCTTTACTACTCAAGCAGCAACCAAGCAAAACTACAACTACACTAAGGACAATAGGCTAACGCTGAACACAGGCTTCGTAGATGAGGACTTCGGTGATGTAGTAGAGGAGATGCTCATGAGTGAGACTCTGTTTATGGTCTACGATAGAATCACCAATAGAAGCGGTAGCACCTACGAGATAGGTCAAGAGTATCGCTGGGTGAATGTCGTTACTACAAACCTTACGAAGCAGAAGCACATCAATGACAAGACTATCAACTATACTCTAGAGATTGAATACAATGACCTAGAGCAGAACTTGGTTGTATGATAGAGATATACATTGGATCAGAAAGACTAGACACCTTCAAAGATGAGGATGTCAATATCAAGCTGAGTGTTCAGAACATCAAGGACATCAGCAAGATATTTGCGGACTATACGCAGAACTTTAGCGTACCAGCATCTAGGACTAACAACGCAGTATTTAAGCACTACTACAACGCTGATATATCAGGAGGGTTCGATGCATCGCTGAGACAATCAGCTACATTGAT